CTATGTTTCTCACGGGCGTTATGCAACGCGCAAATCATTTAAACGGCAATCGTCGCGTTTATAGTCGCCCAATATTGGAGCGCGAAGTTGAAAACTACCAAAAACTCGTAAAAGAAAGACGAGCACTTGGAGAATTGGATCACCCCGACTCAGCAGTTATTAACCTTGCTAACGCAGCCCATCTTGTTACACAGATTTGGTGGGACGGCGATGCCGTGATGGGCAAGGTTCAAATCTTAAATACACCGGCTGGACAAATTCTACGCTCTCTTGTTGATTGCGGTGTTAAACTTGGTATTTCTTCACGAGGCATGGGATCGGTCCACGAGCAAGGTGGGCAGACAATCGTGGAAGAGGACTTTCAATTAATTTGTTTTGACTTTGTATCCGAGCCCTCAACCACTGGTGCGTTTATGATGCAAGAAAGCAAACAACCAAATATTATAACAAAAGCAGATCGTATTAACAGAGCGTTAAACGATGTACTGAGGGAAAAATGAAAAAATCAGAACTAAGACAGGTTCTAAAACCCCTTATCAAAGAGTGTATTAAAGAAGTCATCTTTGAAGAAGGGGTATTATCTAATATCGTTTCAGAGGTCGCACAAGGTCTTGGCGGTCAAACAATTGTAGAAACTAAACAACAACCATCTATTCCGCAAAGAGATTATGAAGAAGAAGCGCGTGTTGGTCAACAGAAACTACAAGAAACAAGAAAACGTATGTTAGAAGCCATCGGCACGGATTCCTACAATGGTGTGGATCTTTTCGCTGGGACAACCCCAACAAGCGCACCGACCGAATCTAAACAAGGCGACCCCCTCTCGGGCATGGACCCAAGAGACGCTGGCGTCGATATTAGTAAGATTTTTGGTGGCAAAAATAAAAACTGGACAGGAATGATAAAATGAGCAGAGCATCTAATTTAATTGTTAAACCTCTTAAAAACAATCGTAGAGGAAGAAAGGTAAACGACACGCCAGAACGTATGATTCGTCGTTTTACTCGAAAGGTTAAGAAGGCGGGAATTTTAAATGAGGTCCGTCGTCGCCGGTATTACCGCAAACCATCAGACGAGCGTAACGAAAGAAACAATCGCATTAAAAGAGAAAAAGCAAAAAACAAGAACTTAAGAGACAAAAAGAACTAATTATAAAGAAATATTAGGAGTTTTATACCATGCCACAAACATTTACCGCATACAGGGCTGGAGGAAGAAGTCGTACAGTTCAAAACATCGCGACAGATGAAGTTGGCGGATTAGATCCAGGCGAAATAGCATACACGATTACCGCAGCAACATCGGCACCCACAGCCGCCACCGATGGGTTTAAAAATATTGGATTGCAAAAAACATTACATATGTTGGTCAAAAATAATGCAACAGGTGGCAATGTTAGTCTTCAGTTGTGGGGATACCACGCCGCTTTTAAGCAATGGGGCGTTTTAACCGTATTAGATGTTACAGATGGATCTGGCAGTGCTATATCGATAGTTGTTCCCAACAACACGGATCTTTATAATATCTTCAACATCGAAGGTATTGAAAGAATTGCCGTCCAATGCACAGCTTATAATAATTCCGCCACCGGCAACACTGAGGTCTGGCTGGGCGTCAACAGTATTTAAAGGAGACTCGCATAAATGAGTTTTCCTTGGGCATACATAGATAAGAATTCTGCGTTGTCTGCCAGTGGACCTACTGGCTCTTTACAGTTTAAGACACACGATGTTGGCGGTAATACAAGCCTCACTGGTTCTCACAACTTAATATTCCATACTGCCTCAAGCCTATTAGCGCTAACAGGTACTATGGAGTTGGTTGGTACAGCCAGTGCCAACCAAATAAATGTTAATGTTGTTGATAAAACAGTAACCAACTTTTCTGCTAGTGGTGATACAAAGTTTGGAGCCGAGACAACTAACATACATCGGTTCACCGGCTCTGTCAATATTGGCGGCGCTCTTTCTGCCTCAAGTGATTTATTCGCAGCAGGTGTTCCTGCTGGCGGACTCGATCCTGTCAAAGTTGCTTTTAGAGTAAGCGGTCCTATTACGGCAACTGGATCTATTAAGACCGACTCGTTTGTATCGAGTTCTGGTGAAGTCTATGGTACAAGCTTAAGAACAAGCGGCGGTATTAGCTTTACAGGCTCAGTGTCCGGCTCTTCGTCAGACTTTTTTGTAACTGGCGGTATGTCTACGAGCGGTGTGATTCGAGCTACAGGCTCGGTATCATCTTCTGCTGAAGCGTTTGGATATAGTTTACGAACGAGTGGCGATATCAATATTACCGGCACAATGACCTCCGGTTTAATTCGGGCAGGTGATGTGTCAAGTTCCGCAAGAGTGTTCGGTGCCGGTCTCGAAACCAGTGGAGATCTTGGCGTTTCAGGCTCTATTAGAAATGCTGGCTTTGTTTCATCCTCTGGTGAGGTTTATGGCACAGCACTAAGAACAAGCGACGATGTTGATGCCTCTGGGACAATTAAAAACTTATCATTTGTTTCAAGTTCTGGAGAAGTTTTTTCTGTTGGTGGTTTGAGAAATAGTGGAACAGGTGATAGCAATTTTGCGCTTTCTGGAACACTTAATAATAAATCTTTTATATCCTCATCTGGTGAAACATTTGCAGTTGGTGGACTTAGGGCTAGTGGAAGTCTTGGTGTGAATGGGCTTGGACTGCATGTTTCAGGCAGCACTGATTTCAAAAACTCGAAAGCCGCCACTGACTATGCAAGTATTTCTGGTACGTTTGAAGTAACTGGCGCAGCGGATTCATTAATAATATTACATACCCAGGACACTGATGCGCTAAGAGAAATCGCATTTAAAAAAGCTGGAACCATCCAATCGTCATTTGGCATTGATAGCGATGAACATGTTTTTATAGAAAACGAAAGCACAAAAGATATTATTCTTAGAACTCAAAACCAAAACACAATTAGAATATTTGGTAATCAACAAGCAGTGGAGATAAATGGTGCTGGTGTTACTGCTAATGCGACCCTTGATGTCAATGGTAATACCACCTTTACTGGATCTTTAACAGTTAGTGGAACAGTGTCTTTTGGTGATACACTAAGCAACGATGTTTTATTTGTATCTGGCACACTGACGGCTTCTAAGGGCATCTCGCTCCAAGAAAACTCGTTTTTGCCTTTAGATAAAAAGATTTTGTTTACAGGCAGTGCGCTTAATGCTTCAGCTTCTTTTATGAGCAGTTCTAATCGTCACTTTTCAATATCAGGATCTCTTCCGGGTGGAACAATCTTGCGAGGTGCCAAATTAACGCTTGATCATACTGACTTAACTATTTTTCCGGCTGCTGCCGAGAAAGGAATTGTACTATCAGGAGCAGTTGGCGGACCAGGCAGCTTCCTTGGGGTCAATGACGCAGGACAAATAACTTTAACCACTGCTGTAGCCACACCTCCAGGTGGCGATAAAGCTGTTCAATTTAACAAAGATGGTTCTTTTTCTGGTTCTGCTAATTTACAGTTTGACTATGATGACAATGAATTATCACAAGTTGGCACATTTGAAGTTAAAAGTGGTTCATCCCCCGCCTCTGCTCCAGTAATTTTTGAAGTCGATGGTGAAGACGGTATCCAAGGCGGACGTGCAAGAGGAAAGTTTTATCATATATATTCTTTAAACTTTAATCTTACAAGTAACGCACAATCAAATAAGGGACGATTTGTCGGGCTCGCACCTATACAAGGCGGCGTTGGCTCTGGCGCAGGAGTGGACCCTTATTATAACGGAGCCTTAACTAATAAAAGATCGGTGCTTAATCCATCGTCTGGAAGAGTTATAATGCTTATGTGGAGATTTGAAGGCACCTATAATTCCACCCAAGCTTTGGCAAATCCACCTCTCTTTTTCATGCGCGTCGGTTCAATATTAGGAAATGGAATTGCTGGTAATAGTTTTACTGGAACTGAGGACGCTGACGGCACGAGTGCCATACACTCTGTAACAGCCAGTGCTCACCCTGGACAATATGTTGTTGGAGGAATTGACTTTCGCACAGGAGTTGGCGCTCTTACTGGATTTGCTAATATTACAGGTAGTTGGTCATTTGGCACCGGCTCTTTAATGAACTTACATGTTAGAACTCCATCAGGTGGCAATGCGGCAGGTAATGCGTATTTAACTATCGTATGTGAATATGATCATTTAACCGAGTATGTAAGTGGTTCAGGTAACTAATTAAGATGATAGATTATAAAGGTAAATTTTAAATGAGTGAATTTGGATGGGAATATATTGATGTTGATCAGTTAACCTCGGCGAGTGGACCCACAGGCTCTTTAATGTATAGAGTTGGTGATATGGGGTCTAAGTCTGCAATTAGCGGCTCAGACAATCTTGTATATCACACAGCGGCTTATGGTGGCTTTCCAGCTAGTACGCTAATTTTAACTGGTAACTTAGAAGTTTCTGGAACCTTAACAGCGAATCAATACAATATTAATGTTGTCGATAAGACAATAACAAATATATCGTCAAGCGGCGATACTATTTTTGGTGATACTACAGATGATATACACCAGTTCACAGGTTCAGTTTATGTTAAGGGTGCTGTATCATCATCGCAAGGTCTCTTTGGGACAAATATAAGAACTAGTGGCATTATCGACGCAACAGGTTCTATTAAAAACTCATCCTTCTTATCTGCTTCTGGAGAAGTCTTTGGAGGAAGTGTAAGAACAAGTGGAAACATTAAACTTTCTGGTTCGTTGTCAGGTTCTGGTGGATTGTTTGCCGGAAGCTTAACCACAAGTGGAAAAATTCTATCAACCGGATCTCTTTCAAGTTCAGCGGAAATATTTGGAAACAGCTTAAGAACAAGCGGCAATACTGATGTAAGTGGCACAATGACCTCTAACAAAGTTAGAACTGGAGACTTATCAAGTTCTGCTCGCATTTTTGGTTATGGTCTTGAAACAAGTGGAGACCTCGGAGCTTCAGGATCAATTAGGAATGCCGGATTTGTTTCATCGTCTGGTGAGATATTTGCGGCTCAAGGTTTAAGAACGAGTGACGATTTAGATGCATCTGGAAGTATTAAAAATAAATCTTTTATCTCTAGCTCTGGTGAAATTTATGGCACGAGTTTAAGAACAAGTGGAGACCTCAATGTTTCTGGCAGTATTAAAACCCCATCGTTTATTTCGTCTTCTGGTGAAGTTTTTGCAGGAGGTGGTCTAAGAACAAGCGGAGATCTTAATGTTTCTGGATCATCCGACTTTAAAGGAATTGTAAAAATAACAGGAAGTCTTGAACTGACGGGCTCAGGACAATCTCTTCTTGTATTGAACACACAAGACGCCGATACGCTAAAAGAAATTGTTTTCAAAAAAGCAGGATCCGCCGCAGCAGCTATTCAACTTAATTCAAATGAACATCTTTTTATTGAAAATGAAAATGCTAAAGACATAGTTTTTAGAACAAATAATCAAAACACCTTAAGAGTGTATGGCGCGAATCAAAGAGTGGGTATTAACCAAGTAGGTCCGCCTTCAGGCACGCTTGATGTTAACGGCGACACCGTTGTTACTGGCTCTTTTACTGTAAGTGGTTCCGTTTCTCTTGGCAACACACTAAGCAATGATGTTATCTTTGTATCAGGAGCGCTAACAGCATCTAAGGGAATTGAAATTCAAGAGAACTCATTTGTTAAGACTGATAAAAACTTGGTGTTTGGAAACTCAGGCGAGTCAATTGTACAATATAATTCAGGACAAAATGCTTTAATTATATCCGGTTCTCAGCCAGGTGGTATCGCACTATCTGGTTCAAAATTAGTGCTTGACATTGCTGGCGGCACCGTGGTTTCTGGTTCCATCGCCGGTCCTGGCAGTTATCTGGCTCTCGCCCCAGGAACAAATGCAATTGTATTAACAGCTTCTAAAACACCTCCGGGTGGCAACGATGAACATATCCAGTTTAATAAAGATGGTGTGTTCTCTGGATCTGATAATTTACAATTTGACTATGATGACGGTGAGCTATCTCTTTGTGGAACGTTTGAGGTTAAAAGCGGATCGTCACCCGCCTCTGCTCCAATCGTTTTTGAAGTCGATGGAGAAGATGGTCAAATTGGCGGTGCCGTCCGAGGCAAAATTGCACAAGTATGGTCAGTTAACTTTGATGTTACAAGCGGTGGTAACGCTTCTGCTGGTAGATTTATTGGAATAACACAAAACTCCACTGCTGGAGAAAGCACTGGCTTCACTAACGTTTCATCTTTCTTGTCGCCATTTAGCGGAAGAATCACAAAAATTATGTTCCGCTTCCCTGGCACCTATGATGCCGCCGCAGCAAATCGTCCACAGTGGCAACTGGAAGTGGCAGACATTGAACAGAATGGCACCGCTGCAAACTCGACAACACGAGTGATTCACCAAGCCACAGCTAGCTTGGCTCCTGGTCAACATGTTGTTGGAGGTATCGAAGTATACCAAAATTCTTTCCAAGTTACAGGCTCTTGGGCTTGGACAACAGGTTCGCTCGTCGGATTAAAGTCTATCATACCTGGAGGCACCGCTTACCCAGGTCAAGCACACTTAACATTGCTTATAGAGTTCGATCAACTTGACCCATACATCAGTGGTTCAGGTAACTGATAAGATTTCAGGCATTTCGTGAAATATTATACTATTTATAATTGACTAAATTTATTTTATGGAGTGTCTATCTATGTCTACTTTGTTAGAACAAGCAATTGTCGATGCGGAAGCATTAAAAGAAGCAGCAATTAAAAATGCTGAAGCGGCAATTATCGAAAAATATTCCTCTGAAGTTAGGGAAGCCGTCAACTCGCTCTTAGAGCAAGAGGAAGAAACCTTAGACGAAGAAGAAGAAAGCCCAGTAATGGAAGAAGTTCCTTACGCTGTCGAGGAGGGAGACGAACCAATCACTGTTCGTTTGGACCTCGAAGCACTTGAGCGTGCCTTATCCGAGGAGGAAGAGCCTGTTGAGGAATCTCACGAAGATCTCGCCGATGCCCTCGAAGAAGAAATCGAGGAAGCCGTTCAAGCCGAAGGTGCCGAAGAACTCGAAGAAGAAACCGATCTTGATGAAGAGATCGAACTTGATGAAGAAATTCTTGACGCAATTGCTGAAGAGCTTAAAGTAGATGTTGCTATTCCAGACCAAGGTCTGGGAGGACGCTCAACCCCTACTGACCGTAACCTTGAGGGTCAAAAAGTGACACTCGCAGCCCTCAAGGATGACGAACTTGCAGAAGAGCACGCTGCTCTCCAAAAAGCTCGCGAGGAAACTGGCATGTACGTTAACCAAGTTAACGAGCTTAAGCAAGAAAAGTCTAATTTAGAAAAAACAATTTTACATCTTAAGGGGCGATTGGAAGAAGTTAATCTTTCAAACGCTCGTTTACTATACACGAATCGGGTGTTAAATAGCACCTCCTTGAATGAGCGACAAAAAACAAGAATTGTCGAGTCTATTTCAAATGCCGATTCTGTTGAAGAGGCGAAGGTAATTTATGAGACCCTTCAAAGCGCAGTGGGAGATAAGACAAAATCCTCTCCACAATCACTCCGCGAAGCAGTTGAAAGACCATCGTCAACCCTCCCTCGTCGTAGGGAGACAACAACCCAAAATCCATATTTTAATAGGATGAGGGCTTTAGCAGGCATAAAAGGAGAAAATAAATAATGTCAGTTTTAGATAAACTAACCGAGGGCATTGTTAACCGTGATCTTTCTCAAGAGGGAACTGCTCTTCTCAACAAGTGGGAGAAGACAGGACTTTTGGAAGGACTCGACAACGACCGCACTCGTAACAGCATGGCTCGCCTCTTGGAGAACCAGGCTAAGGAACTTCTTCGTGAAACTTCCGCAATGGCATCTGGCGATGTCGAAGGATTTGCAGCAGTTGCATTTCCAATTGTCCGTCGAGTATTCGGCGGCTTGATCGCAAACGACCTCGTTTCCGTTCAACCAATGAGCCTCCCCAGTGGACTCATTTTCTTCCTTGACTTTACAGTTTCTGATGAAACTGGTGATCGTCTTGGAATGCTCTCCGGCAACTCCCTCTATGGAGGTGGTGCCGTAGGTGCAGAAATCACTGGTGGTGTTAGCCTTTCCGGTCTCAATGCAGAGAATTCTTTCTATGCACTGAACAATGGCTATGCTTCACCAACCGGCTCTGCCGCCGACCTGTCTTTGACACCTTTCAAGTCAGGTACTTATGGTGGTGGAGATCCAGAACTTGATAAAGTTGTTCGCTACGATCCAGACTTTACCTCTGGTACAACAACCGTGGCAATCGCAGAGGTCGCAGTTTCCAACTTTGGTCAACTTAACCTCGACAACTTGATTTCAATTTCTGGTTCATCTGCTGTCGCAAACGGGCTCCAAGTCCGTCGTTTGACTCAGCTTTCCGGTACTGGGGAGACAAACCTTCTCTTGGTTTACGCTTCCCTTGAAGGTAACGTTACCCCTGTCGCCCTTTCGGGTGCATTTGTCGCCGGTAATCAGGACTTTGAGTTCGCAATTACCGACGATTTCGTCGCTGGCGGTGCTATTGGCTCCGTTATCGGTGATCCTCTCTGGGGTGCAGAGCAGGCTTCCAACACTGTTGGAGGAACCGCAGGCGTTATTCCTGAGATCGACATCAAGGTTGATTCTGTGTCTATCACAGCTATCACCAAAAAGCTCAAGGCTAAGTGGACTCCTGAGTTAGGACAAGATCTTAACGCATACCACAACCTTGATGCAGAGGTTGAACTTACTTCTATTCTTTCTGAGCAAATTGCTCTTGAGATTGATCGTGAGATTCTCGAAGACCTCGTTAAGGGTGCTACCGCAGGTAAATATTACTGGTCCCGTCATGCCGGTCGATTCGTCAACCGTCTCACAGGTCAGGAGATTGGTGCTACTACAGCAACTCCAGACTTCACTGGTACTGTTTCCGAGTGGTACGAGACTCTCGTTGAGACCATCAACGATGTGTCTGCACAAATTCACCGCAAGACTCTTCGCGGCGGAGCTAACTTCATTGTCGTCGGACCTGAAGTTGCTAACGTCCTCGAGTTTACCGCTGGATTCCGTGCTTCCGTAACTGCTGATGCAGAGCGCGGAACCGTTGGCGCTGTTAAGGTTGGCGCACTTTCCAAGAAGTGGGACATTTATGTTGATCCTTACTTCCCCCGTAACGTGGTCCTCGTTGGTCGCAAGGGTGGATCCTTCTTAGAGAGTGGATACGTCTACGCACCTTACGTGCCATTACAGGTCACTCCTACTATCTTCGGAACCGAAGACTTCGTGCCTCGCAAGGGTGTGATGACTCGCTACGGTAAGAAGATGGTACGTCCTGACATGTACGGACTCGTCATCGTTGTTGATCTCGTTTGATACGATTAATCAACTCGTAGAATAAAAGAATTCCCTCGTCAAGCAATTGGCGGGGGTTTTCTTTATGACATAAACTATTTAATGAGAGGAGACTTATAATTAATGGCGATACCCACTTTAACCCCAGCCAGCCAAGTAAGTGCTGTTGCTCTACCGCGCACCGGAACACCTTCTGATGTAAGCTTACAAACACCAATTGGTGTTTATGATGCATCAACAGATTTTTTATCAGGTGCAGCAGACCAGATTAACTACACATATCAAAAACTTGGTGGCGATGTTTTAGATATTGAATTAACTACTGGAAGCGTTTATGCCGCCTATGAAGAAGCAGTGTTAGAATATTCTTACATTGTTAATATGCATCAGTCGAAAAATATACTTTCAGACATTTTAGGCATGACCACAGGAACATTTGACCAAGATGGTGAACTTAAAGCTGGTACTCTCTCGTCAAGTCTAAATGGAACTCATGTCGCCTTAAAATACCCAAAAGTTACTCTTGCATTAAATCAAAAATATGGAGATGGCTATTCCACACAAGTTGGATTGGGTGGCACAACAACCATTTATTCTGCTTCATTTAAAGCAGTAAATAAACAGCAGGATTACAATTTGGGAAGAATTGTTTTAAGTGCATCTAATAATAATCTTGATGAAGCCACTGGTGACCCTGTACCGTATAGCGGTCTTGTGGGCAGCAATAGGGTTATTGTAACAAGAGTATATTACAAGTCACCACACGCTATGTGGAGGTTCTACGGATACTATGGAGGACTAAACACAGTTGGCAACTTGGCTAACTATGGTCAATATGCAGATGATTCAACCTTTCAATTGATTCCTGTGTGGCAAAACAAAGCGCAAGCAATGGAGTTTGAGGATGCAATTTATACAAGAAACTCACACTATTCTTATGAATTGGATAACAATAATCTAAGAATTTACCCACAGCCAGTCAATCCTGGCGATGTCACGCCCAACTATTATCATTTTGATTTTAGAATTGTTGAGGATGCTTGGTCCACCTCTGGATCTGGTTCTGCCGGAATTGATGGAATCAACAATATGAACACAATACCGTTTGCAAATATTCCATATGTAAATATTAACTCTATTGGAAAACAATGGGTTCGTCGATTTGCCCTCGCACTATCAAAAGAAACATTAGGTCAAATTCGCTCTAAGTTTGCCACTGTGCCTATTCCTGGCGAATCAGTGACACTTAACGGACCAGCATTAATTAGCGAGGCACGAGAAGAACAGTCAACGCTGCGCGATGAATTAAAAGATGTATTAGATCAGTTAACTTATCAGGCTTTAACTGCTAAGGATTCAGAGATCAGTGATAATGTTAGTAATCTTAGTCAGAAAATTCCAGCAGGCGTTTTCGTAGGGTAAGGGGGATTAGATGGCAGACGATAAATGGAAACAGCCGCCGCAGCCACCTCCACCACTATTTCTTGGTGAAAAAGAACGTAATCTTGTCAAGCAAGTTAATGACGAACTTATTGAGCGTGTTATAGGGCAGCAAATTGTTTATTATCCGATTGACGATTCAATCACCCAATACAATAATCTTTACGGCGAAGCAATAGAGAAAACATTTTTACCACCAGTTCGTGTTTACGCACTTGTAGACTATCAAAGCACAGAGACAAAAGCAGACACGCCTGCTGGCATGGACAAGCAAAACACGATCACAATCTACTTCCACAAAAGAAGACTGATTGAAGACCAAGACCTTTACGTTCGCGAAGGTGACTTTGTTTTATATGGCGATTACTACTATGAAATCGTCAGCACCCAATGGGCAAGACAATTGTTTGGGCAGATTGACCACACATTTGAAATTGTAGCCACAGCATACTATTCAAGAGAGGGACTATTTGATGCCACCTGATTACCCAGATGATTTTAGCCTGACAAGAGGAACAGATCTAGCTCCGTTAAAAGAACTTGACTTTCAGCCTTCAACAATTGAAACAATTGATCGTGCGCTTTATGACTATATTGATGAAGAGCTTGATATATTTTGTTCCACAAACAAGGGCTTTAAAAAGGTTCCTTTTATTTGGGCAGGAGCCGAACGAGCTTTTCAGATCAAGCATGATCGTGAGTTGCGCGACGTAAACGGGTTTTTAATTTACCCTATTATGAGCCTCGAAAGAACAGGTATATCAAAAGACTTATCAAAGAGAGGGGCTTTTTATGCTGCTGTTGAAAACAGAAGTGATGTAAAAGGCGGCTTGATGACAGTTGCAAGAGAAATCAAACAGGACAAGACAGCAAACTTTGCAAATGCTGATGCCAAAAAACAAATAGTTTTGAATGTGGGCGTTAATCAAAACAACTTTCCTAAAAAGAATAAAAAAGTAGTGTATGAAACAATAACAGTTCCTGTGCCTGTTTATATTGAGGTCTCATATACCTTAACAGTAATGGCTGAATATCAGCAACAAATCAATGAAATGATCACACCGTTCATGACAAAGACTGGTGGAATTAATTACGCTGTTATTGAAAAAGATAATCATCGATTTGAAATGTTTATAGACTCGGACTATACATTAAATAATAATGCAGCATCACTATTAGAAGATGCCCGAGGATATGAGACACAGATCAGCTTTAGAATTATTGGATACATCGTTGGAGCCGACAAAAATGAGGAGCGTCCAAAGATTGTTCGAAGAGAAAATGCAGTTGAAATAAAGATTCCAAGAGAAAGCGTAATCCTTGGCGACATCCCCGACCAACGCCATGTTAGTGGCAATGTTCCTTTTTATCGTTCATAAAGTTATATTTAGGACTTTCACCAATTTATTAACTATTTATTAACGATAATCAGAATATTTTATTCTCAATATTTCGAAGAGCGACAAGGAGACACTTCATAATGTCAGTTAAATCTTTTAAATTTGTTTCCCCCGGCATTTTTATTAATGAAATTGATAACTCACAGTTACCAGCCACCCCCGATGAGATGGGTCCAGTTATTATTGGACGAACCGAGCGCGGACCAGGGATGCGCCCAGTTAAAGTTAGTTCATTTTCAGAATTTGTTCAAGTTTTTGGCAACCCAATCCCTGGCGGTTCTGGTGACGATGTTTGGCGTAATGGCAATTACACTGCACCTACTTATGCCGCATACGCTGCACAGGCATATTTGCGAAACAGCAACGCACTAACAGTTGTTCGACTTCTCGGTGCCCAGAGTAGCCAGGTCGCTGAGAATGGTGCCGGAGAAGCAGGTTGGTATTCAGGCGCAGGAAGCTCACCAGGGGTAAATGCCAATGCTATTGGCTCTAATGCTGGTGCTTACGGTCTTTTTGTCTTTCCATCTGCCTCGCACGCTACCGCAGTAACAGGCGCTCTTGCAGCCGTTTGGTATTTAGAGTCGGGTGCAATTGAGCTTTCTGGAGCGCTTCGCGGCGCTACAGCCGCTGCTGATTTGGCACGAACAGGAAGTGCAGCACTTATCGCAGCACAATCAGAAGCCGTTAATCAATTTAAGGCACAAATCAAAGATGATAGTGGTAACGTCATAAAGATGAGCACTTTCAACTTTAATCCAGATTCCTCGAAATATATCAGAAAAGTTTTTAATACAAATCCCACATTAGTAAATTCAGACATTACCGATTCGACTCAATTAAAAACATATTGGCTTGGACCAACTTACGAAAGACACCTGGCAAAATATTCATCAGGTGATGCATTCGGAGTTATTCTTGGATTAGATAGTGGATCAAACGCCGCTTCTGACTTTAAGTTCGGATTTCAAGCAGCACAAACTCCATGGATAATTTCACAAGACCGACAAAATTCATCTGCCGGATATGATATTTTAGATACTGGCAGAGTTTCGAAACTTTTTAAATTCCATACCCTAGATGCAGGTGATGATGAGATGAAGAAGATTAAAGTCTCAATCACTGATATTAAGGCATCTACAAATGACTTTGATCCTTATGGATCATTTAGTGTCGAAGTTCGCGATGCAAGAGATAGCGATAATTCACCAATTGTTATTGAAAGATATAGTTCTGTAAATCTTAATCCTAACTCTACCCAATACATTTCAAAAGTAATTGGAGACCAGTTCCTTACATGGGATGACACTGTGCGTAGACACATTGTTAAAGGTAATTATCCAAATGCTTCTAGCTACATTAGAGTTGAGGTGGAAAAAGATGTTGACAGAGGTGTTACCGATTCTACACTCTTGCCGTTTGGTTCTTATGGACCATTAAGATTCCAGCAATGGGGATACCAATCTGGATCAGATGCACCAGCTAACGCATGGGCAAGAGGTAGTACAAACATTTGTAGACCACTTATAGATGCTGGTACACATGGCAAGTTTATTAATACTGGTGTCTCAGGAACATTGGATGGTGTAACCAACACAGCTAATTTCAGCGGTATCGCTTTATACCCAGCTATTCCACTCAGATTAACCGCATCAGATGGTGACATTCCAGATCCAAAGGACGCATACTTTGGCATTGACTCTACACAAGCAAGTAATAATAGATTCGAGCCAAGTTATCAAGATGTGGTAAGACCGTTGCCTGACATAGTAGACACGTTTACAAATCAGAATGGCTTAGAGTTCTCTTACTTGTTTAGTCTTGATGATCTTAAACCGTCCGCCGCAGGCGCTTCATCTGCCATTGCTATATATGACTCTGGTTCAAGAGCAGCAGGAACATCTTGGACAGCAGTTAGCTCTTCTTACAAAGAGGTGCTCGACCAAGGTTACAATCGATTTACTGTTCCACTTCATGGCGGATATGATGGCTTCAATGTTAAAGAAAAAGAACCATTTAATAACACAGATCTTGAAGATGGCAGTGACACATCCAACTACGCATATTACAGCGTTCGTAGGGCAATTGACACCGTGGCAGATCCAGAAGTTGCTGAATACAACTTGATGGCTACCCCTGGTATTTGGAATGAATCTCTCACAGACCACATGATTGAAGTTTGTGAGGCTCGTGGAGATGCCCTTGCTGT